TTGGGATTTAGTAAAAGGTAACGTGGTAGGAAATAAATTAACCATTGAATCTCAGAATGCATCATCAACAGCAACGATATCTTGGATGGTAGTTGGTGAAAGACAAGATCAGCATATGAAAGATACTGATTGGACAGATAGTGATGGTAAGGTGATTGTAGAACCTGAGAAGTAAAATACACAATAAAGGTGTAATAAGATATTTAGCTGGTGACAGCTAATTTGTTTAACATTTTAAATTTAAAAACATGGCATTAAAAGGAAAATATGATTACAAAGGCATCGAAGTAGCTGATGCTTACGTAAAAATTTCGGGCGTAAATTGGAATTGTAATAGCAATTCTGAGAATTACGTAAAAACTGCAGCTGTGTTCAATTCTGATGGTACAGTTAAAACCCCTGAAGTGAGAGCTGACAGGTGGGTACAAACTACAGTTGGAAATTGGCACGCAAATGTTTATAAAGATAAAGCAGCTAGGGATGGAAATCCTAATAGTCACATCTGCTCAATTAGCGGATCGTTTGATATGGACTTAAAAGATAGCGCAAAAAACCCTGTAAAACAGGCTTACGTTGCTGCAAAAGCAATGGATCTTTATAAGGATATGGCAGACGCTTAGTAGACTAGGACAATAGCGTGTTAATAAACACGTTATTTATGTAATAATAATAATAATAAAATAAAATTTAACTTAAATAATTAATTATGAATAAAGAAAACAAAGATATCAACGTAGAAGATTTAGCAGTTGAAAAAGTATCTGATGATCATTTAAAAGAACTTCAAGGTAAAGTAGCTACAATTAATCAAGCGCAGTTACAACTTGGTGGTTTAGAATCCCAAAAGCATAATCTTTTGCATGGTATTTCAAGCTTACAAAAAGAGCTAAGTGATTTTCAAAACAAACTTGAAGAAGAGTATGGTAAAGTTAGTATTAATATACAAGACGGTACTATAGCTCCACTTCCTGAGCAACCAACTAATGAAGCTGATACGAAAAATTAGTGTAGGTAAAGACTATAAAAATGACGCGATGCATTACTCTGTAGGCCAAGAAGTCTACGGAGGGCACGTCATTTGTGATATATTAGAATCTACAACTAAATTTAGCGTATTTATTAAAAAAAATAATGAGGTACTACCTTGGAAAGACTTTAATAAAAACATGGCTGTATCAGTTGAATATAATCTAGAATATTGAGAGGATTATTTGACTTTATTATAAAACCAAAAGGTAAACGATACAACAACACAAAACAAGTAGGTGATACTAAACTCGTGCTGAATGCTTCAATAGAAGATCATTTAATGATAAATCGTACAGGAGTTGTAAAAGCGTTACCTAAAGTTGGTGATACTAATATACAGGTTGGTGATGAAGTAATTCTTCACCATAATGTATTTAGACGTTGGTATAATGCGGAGGGTTTAGAGAAAAATAGTAGAAGCTTTATAGATGAGCATACATACTGTGTTGCTAAAGACCAAATATTTTTATATAAAAGTAAAGGTATATGGACTGCACCTGATGAGTATTGTTTTATAAAACCAATAAAATCACACGATAAGTTTAGTGATGAAAAAGAACAACCTTTGATTGGTGTTTTAAAATATTCTAATAATTCCTTAGACGCGCTAGGAATAACAAAAAATACTTTAGTGGGGTTTAGCCCCAATAGTAAGTTTGAGTTTGTTATAGAGCGCGAGAGGTTATATAGGGTGTTAACTAATTCAATTACAATTAAATATGAATATCAAGGACAAGAAGAAGAATATAATCCAAGCTGGTTATAAAGCGGTTGATGAGTTAATTAAAGTAGCTAAAGAAGAAATTATAGATACAGAAGAAGATGTATCAGCTGATAGATTAAAAAATGCAGCAGCAACTAAAAAGCTAGCTATATTTGACGCGTTTGAAATATTAAATAAAATACAAGACGAACAGAATATGTTAGATGGTAAATTGAAAGAAGACAAACCACAAGCTTTTGGTGGCTTTGCTGAAAACAGGTCTACATAATGTACAACCAAACGTTATACAAAATTGTTCAACCAATAAAGTTAACAACAGTTAATAGGTTAAACAAAAGTAAAAAGTGGAAATACGGATATAATAAAGAACACGACATTGTTGTTATATCTAAGACAGGGCAGATTGGTGATATAATAGAAATACAAAATTTTCAAATAGCATTGCCAAAAGCACCAAACAAAATACATAAGTTTGAAAATGACAAGTGGCAAGTAACGCCATACCCAAAAGAACTCAATAAGATAAAATCAATATTTGATTGGAGAGAGTATCCTGGTGAGTTTAAAAACAAATATATTGATTATATAGAGGATGAATTTAAAAGAAGAGAAAATGGTTTCTGGTTTTATAACAAGGGTGTTGCTACTTATATTACTGGTACTCATTACATGTACCTGCAATGGTCAAAAATTGATGTTGGACACCCTGATTTTAGAGAAGCAAATAGATTATTCTTTATATTCTGGGAAGCTTGTAAATCAGACAAAAGATCATATGGTATGTGTTACCTTAAAAACAGACGATCTGGTTTTTCATTTATGGCCTCAGGTGAAATCGTTAACCTTGCCACAATATCATCAGATGCGAGATTCGGTATATTATCTAAGTCTGGTGCCGATGCTAAAAAGATGTTCACAGACAAAGTTGTTCCAATATCGGTCAACTATCCTTTCTTTTTCAAACCTATACAAGATGGAATGGACAGGCCAAAGACAGAGTTGGCATACAGAGTACCAGCATCTAGGCTTACAAGAAAAAAGCTTACCACAGCTACCAGTGATCAACCAGAAGAACTTACCGGTCTTGATACGACTATCGATTGGAAAAATACCGGTGATAATTCATATGACGGTGAGAAATTAAAACTTCTTGCTCATGATGAATCAGGCAAGTGGGAAAGACCAGATAATATATTAAATAACTGGAGGGTAACTAAAACAACTCTAAGGTTAGGTAGTAGAATTATAGGTAAATGTATGATGGGTAGTACTTGTAATGCATTAGATAAAGGTGGTGATAATTTTAAGAAATTATATTACAACTCTGACGTAACTAAAAGAAATAAAAATGGCCAAACAGCTTCAGGACTATATTCGTTTTTTATACCAATGGAGTGGAACTATGAGGGATTTATGGATGAGTATGGCTTACCTGTGTTTGATACACCAGATAACGAGATCAACGGCCCACACAATGACATTATTGATACTGGCGTTATAGATCACTGGCAAAACGAAGCAGATGGGTTAAAAAATGATCAAGACGCGTTAAACGAGTTTTACAGACAGTTTCCAAGATCTGAAGAACACGCTTTTAGAGATGAAACAAAGAATAGTATATTTAATCTAGTAAAAATATACGAACAAATAGATTACAACGAAGAAACAAACCAAGGTGTATCTACTGGTAATTTTCAGTGGGTTAACGGAGTAAAGGATTCAAACGTACAATTTTATCCAGATCCAGGTGGTAGATTTAAAGTTAGTTGGGTGCCGCCATCACACTTGCAAAATAAAGTAATTGACAAAAATGGAACTAAGTATCCAGGCAATGAACACATGGGCGCTTTTGGTTGTGATAGTTATGATATATCAGGTACTGTAGACGGTTTAGGATCTAATGGCGCTTTACATGGATTAACAAAGTTTAGTATGGAGGACGCGCCTCCTAGTCAATTCTTTTTAGAGTATGTGGCTAGACCAGCAACTGCTGAAATATTTTTTGAAGATGTTTTAATGGCATTAGTATTTTACGGCATGCCAATACTTGCAGAGAATAACAAGCCACGTTTATTATATCATTTAAGAAGACGCGGTTATAGAGGTTATTCAATGAATAGGCCAGATAAAGTTTGGAATAAACTATCAACTACTGAAAAAGAAATAGGTGGTATACCAAACTCTAGTGAAGATATAAAGCAAGCTCACGCGGCAGCTATTGAAACTTACATACAGCAAAATGTAGGTTTAAAGTCAGACGGAGGTTGTGGTAACATGTATTTTAACAGAACACTAAATGATTGGTCGAGGTTTGATATTACTAAGCGTACTAAGTTTGATGCTACTATTAGCAGCGGGCTTGCTATTATGGCATGTAATAGACACCTTTATCAGCCGAATAAAAAGATTCAAAAAGCAAAAGTAGACCTAAGTTTTTCAAAGTATAATAACGAAGGTTTTACTTCACAAATAATAAAATAAAAGATGAACACAAAAAGTGCACAAAATTATTTTCCAAGTCAAGTAGTTAGTGACCAAGAAAAAAACAGCTACGAGTATGGATTAAAAGTAGCTCAAGCAATTGAAGCTGAATGGTTTGGTAAAGACTTTAATTCTAATAGATTTAGTTTAAACCAACAAGATTTTCACAAGTTAAGATTATATGCAAGAGGCGAACAATCAGTTCAAAAATATAAAGATGAATTATCAATTAACGGTGATTTATCATATCTAAATTTAGACTGGACACCAGTTCCCGTAATTCCAAAATTTGTTGATATTGTTGTTAATGGGATAGCAGAAAGGGCTTATGATATTAAAGCGTATTCTCAAGACCCA